GCCCTGAAGGACCGCCACACGGCGGTGGAGGTGAATTACACCGACCCGCAGAACGGCTGGCAGACCTCCACGGAACTGGTGGAAGACCCGGAAGCCATACTGCGCTACGGGCGCAACCTGCTGAAGATGGATGCGTTCGGCTGCACCAGTCGCGGTCAGGCCCACCGTGCCGGGCTGTGGGTGATAAAGACCGGACTGCTGGAAACGCAGACGGTGGATTTCACGCTCGGGTCACAGGGGCTGCGTCACACACCCGGTGACATTATTGAAATCTGTGATAACGACTATGCCGGGACCATGACCGGCGGACGTGTCCTGTCCATTGATGCCGCCAGCCGCACCCTGACGCTGGACCGTGAGGTGACACTGCCGGAGACAGGTACATCGACGGTGAACCTGATTAACGGCAGCGGTAAGCCGGTGAGTGTGGACATCACCGCACACCCCGCGCCGGACCGGATACAGGTCAGTACCCTGCCGGATGGCGTGGCGACATACGGTGTGTGGGGACTCTCCCTGCCGTCACTGCGTCGTCGCCTGTTCCGCTGTGTTTCCATCCGGGAAAACACGGACGGCACCTTTGCCATCACGGCGGTGCAGCATGTGCCGGAAAAAGAAGCCATTGTGGATAACGGGGCCCGCTTTGAGCCGATGTCCGGCTCACTGAACAGCGTCATCCCTCCGGCAGTGCAGCACCTGACGGTGGAGGTGAGTGCAGCTGACGGCCAGTATCTGGCGCAGGCGAAATGGGACACGCCGCGGGTGGTGAAGGGCGTGCGCTTCAGTCTGCGCCTGACCAGTGGAAGCGGTCAGGACAGCCGTCTGGTGACCACCGCCATCACCGCGGATACAGAGCACCGTTTCAGCGGTCTGCCGCCGGGGGAATACACCCTGACGGTCAGGGCGATTAACAGTTATGGCCAGCAGGGGGAACCGGCCACCACCACGTTCAGGATTAATGCACCTGCGGTACCCGCCACGATTGAGCTGACACCGGGCTATTTTCAGATAACAGCGGTCCCGCGTCTTGCGGTGTATGACCCGACGGTACAGTTTGAGTTCTGGTTTTCGGAGACAAAAATCGCAGATACATCTCAGGTGGAAACCTCTGCCCGTTATCTGGGGACCGGCAGTCAGTGGAGTGTATCCGGCCCGCACATTAAGCCCGGGAAGGATTTCTGGTTTTACGTGCGCAGCGTCAACCTGGTGGGGAAATCTGCGTTTGTGGAAGTCAGCGGGCAGCCCGGCAATGATGGTGAAGGGTATCTGGAATTTTTCCGGGAAAAAATAGGAAAACTGCATCTGGCTCAGGGGCTATGGGAGCTGATAGACAACAGCCAGCTTGCGGATGAGATGGCGGAGATGAAGACCACCATCACCGAAACCCGCAATGAAATCACACAGACGGTCAGTAAAACGCTGGAAGACCAGAGCGCCACCATTCAGCAGATACAGCGCGTGCAGAAGGACACAAATGATGACCTGGCTGCGCTGTACATGCTGAAGGTTCAAAAAACGAAAGACGGCATTCCCTATGTGGCCGGGATTGGTGCAGGGATTGAGGATACTGATGGCCAGCCACTGAGCAACATACTGCTGCTGGCTGACCGTATCGCGATGATAAATCCGGAGAGCGGCAACAGCACTCCGTTATTTGTGGCGCAGGGGAATCAGCTGTTCATGAACGACGTGTTCCTGAAACGACTGTTTGCGGTGAGCATCACGTCATCCGGCAATCCTCCGGCATTTTCCCTGACGCCGGACGGGCGACTGACGGCGAAAAATGCGGATATCAGTGGCAGTGTGAATGCGAACTCAGGGACGCTCAACAACGTCACGATTAATGAGAACTGTCAGATTAAGGGGAAACTGTCAGCCAACCAGATTGAAGGCGATATTGTCAAAACGGTCAGCAAGTCTTTCCCCCGCACGAGCACTTATGCCAGTGGCACCATCACGGTAAGAATCAGTGATGATCAGAAGTTTGACCGGCAGGTCATGATACCGCCAGTGTTATTCCGCGGTGGTAAGCATGAGAATTTCAACAGTAATAACCAACAGTCATACTGGTATTCAACCTGCCGGTTAAGAGTGACCCGCAATGGTCAGGAGATTTTTAANGCGGTCCCGCGTCTTGCGGTGTATGACCCGACGGTACAGTTTGAGTTCTGGTTTTCGGAGACAAAAATCGCAGATACATCTCAGGTGGAAACCTCTGCCCGTTATCTGGGGACCGGCAGTCAGTGGAGTGTATCCGGCCCGCACATTAAGCCCGGGAAGGATTTCTGGTTTTACGTGCGCAGCGTCAACCTGGTGGGGAAATCTGCTTTTGTGGAAGCCAGTGGCCGGGCCAGCAATGATGCAGAAGGGTATCTGGGGCTGTTTCGGGAAAAAATAGGAAAACTGCATCTGGCTCAGGGGCTGTGGGAGCTGATAGACAACAGCCAGCTTGCGGATGAGATGGCGGAGATGAAGACCTCCATCACCGAAACCCGCAATGAAATCACACAGACGGTCAGTAAAACGCTGGAGGACCAGAGCGCCACCATACAGCAGATACAGCGCGTGCAGAAGGACACAAATGATGACCTTGCTGCACTTTACATGCTGAAGGTACAGAAAACAAAAAATGGCATACCCTATGTGGCCGGGATTGGTGCAGGGATTGAGGATACTGATGGCCAGCCACTGAGCAACATACTGCTGCTGGCTGACCGTATCGCGATGATAAATCCGGAGAGCGGCAACAGCACTCCGTTATTTGTGGCGCAGGGGAATCAGCTGTTCATGAACGACGTGTTCCTGAAGCGGCTGTTTGCGGTGAGTATCACCTCGTCCGGCAATCCCCCGACGTTTTCCCTGACGCCGGAGGGCAGGCTGACCGCAAGAAATGCTGATATCAGCGGTAACGTGAATGCGAATTCCGGGACGCTCAACAACGTCACGATTAACGAGAACTGTCGGGTTCTGGGAAAACTGTCCGCGAACCAGATTGAAGGCGATCTCGTTAAAACAGTGGGCAAAGCTTTCCCCCGGGATTCCCGTGCACCGGAGCGGTGGCCATCAGGGACCATTACCGTCAGGGTTTATGACGATCAGCCGTTTGACCGGCAAATTGTTATTCCGGCGGTGGCATTCAGCGGCGCTAAACATGAGAGAGAGCATACTGATATTTACTCCTCATGCCGTCTGATAGTGCGGAAAAACGGTGCTGAAATTTATAACCGTACCGCGCTGGATAATACGCTGATTTACAGTGGCGTTATTGATATGCCTGCCGGTCACGGTCACATGACGCTGGAGTTTTCGGTGTCAGCATGGCTGGTAAATAACTGGTATCCCACAGCAAGTATCAGCGATCTGCTGGTTGTGGTGATGAAAAAATCCACAGCAGGTATCAGTATCAGCTGAATTTTATAACCCAGAACGGGCGTCAGAAATGACGCCTTTTTTTATTGCAGAAAAGCGAGAGGTAATTATGCGTAAACTTTATGCCGCCATTTTGTCCGCAGCCATTTGTCTGACCGTATCCGGTGCGCCTGCATGGGCGTCTGAGCAGCAGGCCACGCTGAGCGCGGGGTATCTTCATGCCCGGACGAACGCTCCCGGTAGCGATAATCTTAACGGGATTAACGTGAAATACCGTTATGAATTCACGGACACGCTGGGGCTGGTGACGTCATTCAGCTATGCAGGAGACAAGAATCGCCAGCTTACCCGTTACAGCGATACCCGCTGGCATGAAGATTCCGTGCGTAACCGCTGGTTCAGCGTAATGGCGGGGCCGTCTGTGCGCGTGAATGAATGGTTCAGCGCGTATGCGATGGCGGGTGTGGCTTACAGCCGTGTGTCGACTTTCTCCGGGGATTAT